CCAGGAGGGTAATTATTTTTGGAACGGCACACCTCCTGTAGGTTATGACTCAGACGGTATTCCTGTTGATGCTAAAGGACTGCAATGTTTGGACATTTCATGTCCTCTGCATCCGTCTCATGAGCCTACAGAGGTTGAGTACTGTGAGGTTTTAGCTTCTGATCTACCTACCATTGCCTCCTTTGAAGAGTGGTTTGATGATAATTTTTTAATTGTAAATGAGAAACAGCTTAGACAATATATAATCCGTTGGTGGGCTACCCACACTAGACGCACAAACTCCACCCTATATGAAAAGATTATTACACGTTATTCCTCTGTCGAGGAAATCATGGAGGCAGTATGGCCAGACGCACCACAATCATAGATGCTTTTAGAACTCATCTCGCGACAGAGCTAACAAACGATGTTGCTCAAGTGAGCAAACATTATCAGTATATGGACGAGATTAATGACTTTCCAGCTATCACATTTGTAGCTCGTGGAGAGCGTCGTGAGCATCGCGGGGTAGGACGTAAGCTAGCAGCTCTGCAAATAGATCTCCGTCTATACGCATATGACCGTGACATTAACGAGCTTGACCTTCTCACTAGGAAGTGTGAGGACGCAATCAATTCATTTGAAACGAACGCTACAGCGATTGCAGAACAGGTGGAAATTGTACAGGTGGTCACAGTAGATGGCGACGAAGGATTGATGAGACCTTATCAGGTGGCAGACTTACAAATTATAATTACATATGACGTGGAGATAACATGACAAAACCAATCACAACAACTGTTGATGCACTTAATAAGACACTCGAGGCTCCAGCTCTTGACCCAGTTGTCTTAGCACTCGCCAACGACTACCTCTCCGGTCAGTCAGTGGAAGAGATTGCTACAAATTATGGCATCTCCGAGGACCGCGTGACCGCAGTGATTGAAAAAAAGGAGGTCAAAAACTATATTGATTCTGTATTCGCAACTCAAGGATACTTGAATAGGATAAAGCGAATCAATCTAATTAACCAAGTGATTGACCAAAAGATTCAAGAAGCGGTCGAGACTGGAATCTACTCGAAGAAAGACCTACTCGATTGGATGAAACATCTACAAGAAGTGGAAACCAGCTTGAAGCCAAAGCAATCGCAGGGACCTGCGGTAGCCGTGCAGATCAACAACTATGACAAGCTAATGAAAGATCTAATGGATTGACCCACCGTGAAATGCATCGTGTGTTCTATATGGTTAAAGGCTATATCGCAGACGATGATGTAGCTGCATCGTGTTATGAATCATACTGTAAACGCTTATGGTATAATGAAGAAGCCTATCGATATGAAGACGGCTTTGACACGGCATATGACGCAAAATTTTCGGTCGCGCTTCGCGCAAAGATTGGGTACGAACGATGGTTCCGCGCTCGCATTCCCACTTGGGGTAAGCGATAAATTTTTTTGCAAGCGCTTCGCGCTTGTGTTGGAGAGCTAGATGACAAAGCACGAGATGAATTTTCAGTCTCTTGATCCTGCTAACCGTGATTGGGAATATGATGGAGACGGTACAAGAATTTACAAACCAGAGATGGGCAAACCAACAAAAACGTTATACAATGATGAGTATGAAATATGGAAGGCTCGGTTCGGTCACGATTGGGAGCCTAAAGAAAAGTATAAAGGCGTAGAAGACCCGTACTACGTAGATCTACCATAAGGAGAATGATGTGTCAAAACAACCAAGAGATGACGGTAATGAAGCAATTCCAGTTCTAGGGTTGCGTCCAGGCGGAGGTCATCAAGTTCCATTTGATGGTACGGCTAACACATCACCTCAAATATCTAATTCAGTTAGAGTCGTCACTCTGCACTCTAACGTAGATTGTTATGTAGAAACAGGCGGAGCATCTGTAACTGCAAACACCACTCAAGGACATTTTTTACCTGCTTCAATTCCGTTTGACATATCTCTTGGTGCAGACAATGAAGCTTCAAAAAACGCAAGATATGTATCTGTAGTTTCAACATCAGCAGAAGGTATTTTACACATTAGCGAGCGTGAGTAATGGTTGCTACCCGTCTTAGATTAGCTCTTTCTCTATCTTCAATTCGTCAACGTTTTGGTGATCAGGCTGTTATCCCTACTCCTCCACCACCAACCCCAGCAGTTGACAGATTTGGGCTTTTATTACAAGACGGAGAGTTTCTATTAACACAAAGTCAAGAATTTTTAGTTAGACAGATTGCTGATAGAAATATTATACTAACTCAAGATGGATTAGAGCTTTTAACTCAAGCAGGCGGTAACATTGTGATTCAGCAAAGCTCATTAAACTTGCAAGAGGCTGACGGTACTACAGGTCTAGGTTTAGCTATCCTAACTCAATCAGGAGGAGACATACTGTTAAATGGCGAATAAAAAAATTACAGATCTCACCAACCTACAAACCCCAGTCGCTAATTCTGAGTTTGTAGTAGTTGATATCCAAAACGACGAAACTAAGTCTATAACTTTTGCTAACCTTAATGTTGCTATCCAGACTAATACTGGTGTTACAGCAGGGCTTTATGGTGGAGTTGTTGGTACTGAAACTAATGTAGCAGCTATTACAGTAGGGGCTGACGGTCGTATTACTTCAGCTTCAAATGTTACAGTTCAGGTAGATCTTCCCACACTTGAAGGTAATGTAAATACAGTAAGTTCAAACGTAGAGTTAGTTGGTGCTAACACAAAAGGTCTTTCTTCTGTCGGACATACCATCACTTCTACAGCTAATATTCATCCAGGAGCTAATAATACTTATACTCTTGGTGCTGCTGATGCTGTATTTTCTGAAGTGTATATAGGTCCAAACTCTCTCAAACTTGGTTCTTTAACTATTTCTGACACTGGAGGCGAGACTCTAACTATTACCGGTGCTTCTGGACAAAAAGGTAATATTTCAACAGCCTCTGTATCTGGAGTAGCTAATTTAACATCAAACGTTATTACTCTTGAAACTGACCTAATTGCTTTAGAAGCTAGACGTGCAGCCAACAATACACTGTTTTCTGATGAAGATACTGCTCTTCAGTCTAGACTGACAACTAATGTTACTCTATTAACTAATGAAGATACTGCGCTTCAGGCGCGTATTACAGCTAATAATACTCTATCACACTCTAACGATTTTATTACTTTTACTCGTCTTAATGCTAACCTTGATGTGATTCAGGATAACGTGGCAGCAATTATAGACGGTACAACAAACTTCTCTGGCGAAGTTACAATGGGAGATGATCTCATAGTAACAGGTAACTTAATTGTCAATGGCACTACGACGACAATTAACACTACTAATTTAGATGTAGATGATACTCTGTTAATGCTCGCAAACGGCACCACAGGATCTCCAGCTAATGACGTAGGTATTCTATTCAATAGAGGCGCTGAAGGTAATGCAGCTTTTTACTATGATGAGTCATCTGTAACATTTAAAATAAGTGATACAAGAGACCCAAAATCAAACACTTCATTATCACCTATAACATCTTCAAATCTTGATGTAGGTATACTTACAGCTGCCACAGTAAAATTTGACGGAACTGACTTAAACACTGCTATTTCAGACAATGTTACGACACTAACTTATGAAGATCCTGCTTTACAGTCTAGGCTAGCTACTAACGTTACAGCTTTTACAAATGAAGATACTGCACTTCAAGCTAGATTGACAACCAACGTTACTGCGTTCACTAATGAGGACACAGCTTTACAGGTTAGAATCGCCGCGAATAACACTCTTATTACTGAGCTTGAAACTAGACGCACTCAAAATATCGCTGGCGCTGTTTCCTCAATTACAACATCTGACTTAGCCTTAAGCAGAGCATTGGTATCAGACGGTTCTGGTAAGGTAAGCGTATCAGATATTACTTCAACAGAATTAGCTTTTCTAGACGGTCTTGACCAGAATCTGAATTCAAATCTTGAGGCTCTGGCTGCTGGTATACAAGGTATTGCAGTAAGTACTTCAGCACCTACCGGTGATTATGGTTTATTAGATGCAGCTAATACTACGTCAACTGATGCATTTGGTGAAGTTGTTAGCCAAGGATTAACTATTTTTGATATGCGAAAATCGCCAGCAAGTTCATTGAATACACAAGATTTAGGCGCTTTAACATAAAAGTTTGGTCTACACAAAAAAATTTGATATACTCTTGTATAAGACGTTGAAAGGTAAAAAATGAGCACTAAAGTATCACAATATATGGGCGGCCTAGGTATTGACACTAGAGATGTGCTCGGTGCAGCTGCTAACGGTGCTGTTACTATTGGTGACGGTTTTACTACAGGTAAACTATTTGTCGGCGACGCAACTACTTTAGAAGGAGGTCTTACTGCTAACGGTCAAACTGTTTTTGGTAATACTGAAAGCGGTGCTAATAGAGTTAGGATTGTAACCTATCCTCCTAACAATGCAGTTTTTAACCAGATAGGCGATGGTACTTTTAATACAGGCGGTTCGTACCATTTTGCGAGATATCTATCAGCTGATAACATCGCGGTAACAATGAATACACTTACCTATAGCATGGATGTTACAGGTAATTTAACAGTAGGAACAAATGCTGCTAATACAGTTGTTGTAACTGGTAACGTTGATATATCTGATAATGTTTTTGTAGGCACAAGAATTTCAGTGGGTGGTACTACCAATCCTGCTGCTACAGATGTTATTATTGCAAACGGTAATGTTAGACTTAATGCAGGTTCAATAATATTTCCTGATGGATCAACACAGTCTTCAGGGTCAGGGATAGCTACCTTTCCAACTGGAGATTATGGGCTGTTAGATTCTGCTAATGCTGCTACTGACGCATTTGGACAAGTAACAGCTGGCTTAACAACATTTGATATGCTGGTCTCACCAACAGGGTCAGTCAGTACAGAAGATTTAGGTGCTTTAACTTAATAAATAGGAGATGAGAAATGCCAACTCAATTACAATTTAGACGAGGAACCACGTCTCAAAATAATGGATTTACAGGAGCTGTCGGTGAGATTACAATTGATACAGATACCGATGCTATTCTTATACACGATGGGTCTGCCGCTGGCGGTATTGAGGTTGTACCTTCAGGTACTATCGTAGCCTTTGGAGGAAGTTCTACACCGTCAGGCTGGTTGACTTGTAATGATCAAGCTGTCAGTCGTACTACATATGCTAGACTTTTTGCAGCTATCAGTACTTCTTACGGAGCAGGTGACGGGTCATCAACATTTAATGTTCCAGATTTACGTGACCGCGTAGCTCTAGGTGTAGGAACTAATAACTCTCTTGGAGCAGTAACTGCAGGCTCTGTTGCAGCTTCTTCTGCTATTACTTCAGCAACAGTAACAGGACAAACAACTGCTACTAATACAACAGGATCAACTTCTGCTACTTTGAGTGTTGGTAATGGTACATTTGCTACATCAGCAAAAGACTCCTCACAGTCAACCGCTGTTACCTCTGTTAATGCAACAGGTCATACACATTCTATACCAGCACTAACTGTTGATGATTTTACAGTGACTCACACATTACCTTCTTGTGCTGTTAACTTTATAATTAAGACGTAAGGTGCTACTATGGCTGAAGATACTAGAGAATTAGATCAGATACAGAATGATATCGAGACGCTTCACGAGCGTTCTCAGTCTAATAAAGCTAATATCTCAGCACATGAGGCTGTTTGCGAGGAGCGTTACGCACAGATCATCGCTACCATGCAAGACTTAAAAGATGAGTTAAAAACAGTTCACCTTAAACTTAATGAAGTTAGTGAGTTGGCAAATCAAGGTAGAACTTCCTTAAAAACTCTTCTTTGGGTAGGCGGTGCAGTAGCTGGTTTAACAGCTTTTATAGCAATGATAATTAATATGTTTCCTAAATGAGTAATAACTTTTTTCGTCTAAGCGTAGATAAATTATGCGCAAAACTACCCCGTCCAGTTGAATTTAATGAATCACAAAAAGCGATGATCGAAGGCTTAAACGAGAATCGCTTTTTTGTTCATATTGCAGCACGTCGTACAGGTAAATCGTATGC